ATCTCTGCTTGAAGTCCTTTATATGTGTTATTATATATAATGGCTACAACATCTTTATTATTTATTACCATCTCATTAATATCTTTCTCTTCGATATTGTCAGGCCATACCACTACCTTATAGCCTTCTTTAATAACCCTTTTTAATTGAGCCATCACCTCACGGTTCCTAGGTTCATTATCGGGAACCAATACTACTCTATCTTTCAAAGATGGTATTCTTAAATCTGATTGCATCACTGCTAAGCCATTGTTCAAGAACATGCTGTCGATTGGCCCTTCCACTACATACACATCTTCATTATCATTCAAATGATCTAAACCGTATATCTTAGGCTTTGACTTATCTACGATAATGGTTACATACTTAGGCTTTTCATTACCAAAGCTTCTACCTTGGAAGCCAATAACAGCTCCATCCCTATCTTTAAATGGTATAATTAATCTTGGGTGATCTCCCGGAACCTTCTTGAACTTGCCAGGTTCTACAGTATTAACAAACTCGTAGAATTTATTAGCCAAGTATAAGTCTTTGTATCTCGATTTAGGCATCTTTCGAGCAGCACAGTACTCGTACGCCGGATGATAATGGCCTAGGGCTTCAATAGACTTTAGTTTACTAAATATGTCTTTCTTTTCGAACTTAGGTGGTTCAAACTTTAACTCAGCCGTAGGAGCCTTGTTATCGCTTGATTTAAAGTTTTCCATCACATACTCCTTATGGAGGGAAGGATTAACATGTTTAATCAAGTTAGCCAAGGTCGTACCAACCCCGCAATTATGACATTTGTATAAGAGACTGCCTTTGACTACATATACGTAGCCCCTAGCTTTAAGTTTATTCTTTTGTGAGTCCCCACAGTAGGGGCATGAGAAGTTCCACAGATCCGTGTTCTTTCTCTTAAAGTTTCTTAGGCTTGAACCTACTAGGCTTGTGTATTTCCGGTCTATGTATAGCATACTATATATTATATAGTATACCAAGCTGGAAATCAACTATCTTTGGGAGAGCGCAACCTTTATAAGCTTATCTACAGCTTTTGAATTACCCTTTTTAAGAATGGTTTCAATCTTACCTTGGGTGCTTGATTTAGATGAGGAATGCAACCCTTCAATAGCCTTAACGGTCATTTCATCTGTATTACCTAAAGCTTTTAATCTAGCTTTAATAAAGTCATTCTTCATAGTAGGTCCTCTAAATCTGGTTTAGTTATATCATCTAAGCTTACAAATATCTTGCTTCTGGTTTGGGTATGTATAACCGAGTAAATGTCCATACCCATAATGTTATCTTCTGGAACAACATTATCGAAAGCTTCTACCTCATCACCTTCTTCAGCCTCGGCATCTGTTTCATCATCGATCATAATGCTACTCGTCAAGTGATAAATTCCTTTAGGTAGCTTACCATCTTCAAGATTAATCTCTTCGTTGATGCAAGCATCTAATTTAATGTTATTTTCTAGAAGGTAGGTGACTAACTCTCGCTCGAGCATATCATGATTATTAAAGTCTTCCTTGAAGGTATCTTTTAATAGGTATAGGGCAGCCGCATACGTTCCAATCTTACTACGCAACCCAGGTACCTTGGAGAATATTCTTTTGATATTGAATACAAGCTTATGTAGGGCTGTATAAGCGTTCTTATCATCTGCCCTTAAAAGTTCTTTATCTGACCTGAAGCCTTTCTTATCAATGATACCTAGCTTATAAGCTTCCGTCTTCTCAAACGGTGTTGTAAGAAGTTTAATAAATCTATACGTTACAAAAAAGTCTATTGCCCTGCTCATAATTTTCCTAAAATATCTATCATTTCTAAATCTTCTTCTACACCACCAAGTTCACCTTCGATCAATACATTAAGAAAAATGAAGAGGGATTTTAATGTACCCCAGTAGTACCTATCCGTTTTAAACATTAATAAGGTAGTAGCACCATCAACCCCAAATAGGTTGATAAGCACGATTATATGATTCAAGAGGAGGCGTTCCTTGTACCTTTCCCCTGCCTTATACTTCTTAAGTAGCCTCTTGATATAACTAAACCTCTTCATATCTGAATCGAACTCTGCACGGCTAACACATTGGGGCTTCTCATAGTGCTTTATAGCAAATAGAAGTATATTGTCTTCCGTTAGTACATCAAATTTCATAATATAAAGGGTGTTTAAGCTATACTACCTCTCACAACCCATGTGTTATTAGAAACCTTTTCATAATTAATATTTAATGACATCTTCTTGCCCGTCTTGTGCTCGATACCATCATCATTAATAACTTCATCATGGGGAGTGTCTACATCCTTACCAAAACGACCACCAAATTGCTTAAGTGGGAAAGTCATATCTCCTGCGTCTTCTGTAAATGATGCGTTGTTAGCATAAAAACAAAGACCAAGTCTTCCTAGTTTCTCTTGTAAAGCCTTAAGGGCGTGCGCGGGCACTAAATATTCCTTATCACCCATCGAACCGATGAATGCATTAATGCGGTTTAAAGTTTCTGGGTTGGACATTTCATTAGAAAAGTCTTCTCCATCTACCGGTGCTGTGTCTTCGAACAATTCTTTGAATGGTTTCATTACTTCTTACTCCATGAATTTTCTGTTTTAACAGAACTCTCTTTAGGTGTATCTGCTTTAGGTTTAACTTTAACTATTTCTTTTGCAACTGGTGTTTTAATAACTACACCACCTGCTCCGATTCTATCTGCCATATATTTCTCCTATTAAGCAATTACCGCGCCATTGTTGGACAGTATTGCCCATTTAGCGTTGGTGAAAATTAATGCTACCGTGTCATTTACATCTGCGAATGTCATGGTTGAACCATTTGCAAAATTTGTTGGGGTAAGTGTAACATCTGTTCCACCATCGGTAATCATCGTAACAATCTTAAGTTGACCATTTGAACCATCAGCTAAGGTTGCTGCAATAGCGCCTGCTGTAGTATCTAAATGGGTAACTGAAGTAGTAAGATTTACCGCTCCGGTTGCTGTTAAAGCTTGTGGTGTACCATCTAAACCAATCCAAGTTGGTACGTTATTAAAGAAGTTTGCTACACTTATCTTTTTGTTAACTGGTGCTCCGGAAGGATCATCAATTACGTGTAGTAAATCTTCTGATGCAATACCCGATCCTAAATCGGTTAATGCGGTGACTTTTTTATCTGCCATTTTCTTTCTCCATTAATTATACCTGCTGCTTAACTTTCGTTATCGTCTTCCACAGGAATTGTTTCATCGGGACTCGACTCACTCTCCATATTCAAGAACACATCACATTGCTGGATGGCCCCTGTTATTAGATTACCTTGTGCGGTTAATCTTGTCTTCATCGTATCTAACTCTTTAAGCTGGTTGTGAACTTTCTCAAGCTCTCCTACCAAATCATTTCGCTTATCTGTAATCGTATTTATATTTATCATAATATATTATAACTTATTAAGCTACTGCAATTGTCTTAGTAGATCCCTTTCCGCCACGACCTTTAAGATCACCTGTAACAAATGCTTTATCTGAAACTACAGCTGTACCCTGGTCAACAATAGTCGCCGTGATAGTCTGTGCACCAATTGATAAAGTCTCTGCAGTTGAAGGAACCGTAAAGTCAAACGTAATCTTATTGGTATCAGATTGAGCAGCTGCTGTAGCTGTAACTGAACCGGTGACTGAACCGGTAACTACTAATGTAGCGCCAGCTGAAATGTTTACCTTTTCATTGTACGCTAATACTACCGTACCCGTTGCAGCTTGTGCTAAGCTAGTTTGTTCAAAATAAACACCAGTAATTGTTGCTTCAGATAAAGCTGTGTTTAATCCCTTCGATGTTGCTACCACTTCATCCCAATACTCAGTCTGTGCTGCGTTCTTGTAATGTCTTAATACCCAACCTCTTGCGTCAGCAAATACGTCTTGCTTGTCGCCTACTTTGCTACCGTCCGATAACCACTTAGGTTTTGATTCGTCGGTAGATGATGTACCCCATAATGCCATCTTCTTTCTCCTATTTTAATTCGTGTAACCACGCTTTTGTTATTGTCTTATCTTCCTTGACGATTTGCACATAATTAGTACCACGCCTGATAATCTCACCTTTAATACCATTCTCTATATACTCTACAAGGGAACCTACTTGATATATCTTATTAGTTAAGTAAAGCTCTCTTTTATATTCTTCTTCTTTCAATTTTAAAACATCACCAATCTTTAAGCTTGCCCGGATGTTCATGTGCTTTCTTAAGGCATCGTATAGCTTTCTTGGCTTTTTAAAGTTGCCAGGTACACCTGTCTTAAACAGATCATAATCACCATCTTCAGCAGCCCCTCTCATCTTAGATGCACTCATACCAGATACACCATCTGCATCGGGATCCCTCTCACCTGCCGATACAACCTCAATATTATCAAAGTTGTATATACCATGCCTTGCTTCTTTATTATTGTACTTCTTTAATAAGGTACTAAATTCCCTTACCCTATCTGACCCTACAACAACAGTTAAATTTTTATAGCCTTCCTTATATAGTTCGGTAGCGATATCTATAATAGTTCGGGTAGAGCTATTAATAATATTATTAGAGTACATAGGAAGGATTTCCTTCATGAACTTTAATTTAACATTATAAGGGAGGGGATCCTTCTTAGCATTAGTTGAATGGCTTAAGAAAATCTTATAAGATGCCCTTTTACTCTTCGCGACATCAGCTACCTTCTTAACCAATTTCTCATGGCCAGTAGTTGGCGGGTTAAACCTACCAAACGTGACAACTACGTCACTATCTAAACCTTCTAATATTGTGGAAAACTTCTTCATCTATCCCCTAGTATCACTTTGCCATCCTTTAATTATATCTTTGCTGAAATTATTAAAACTAAATTCCATTCTATCAACGATTTTAACAGCTCCATTAGACAAGTGATCTATAGCTACAAACCCTTCAGCTCCAGTTACCTTATACCCATTACTAGTCTTTACAAAGGTATTTATGCTATCTAACTTATTGAGGTGCGTGAGGAGCATACGCTTAGCATCTACCAACTCATTTTGCATATCGAACATAAGTACAAGGTTCTTAGTGTTAACCTTGTTAAACCAATCCAACGCTTCAATCTTCTTAGCATTCTTACGAGCCTTACCTTTATCTGATTTAAGCTTATCAATCTCTTTATCATATCTATTATGAATCCACTGTACCAATTCTTTGGTATGGGTAGCCGTATTACTAATCTCACTTTGGCTTCTCACCTTAGTGTTTCTAAATGTATTGATATAAAGATTAATCTCTTTATTGGTGGATACATCTTTAAGCACCGATGAACTAATCTTATTAAATAACTTACCGGCGTTTGATATATGTTTAGTAATGGCATCGGTATCTTTCTTGGTAAGGGTAGCATTCTCTGCTTGATCTAAATTAGCACTCTTACTCCATACGGAGGAGACCCTTTTAAACTCAGATGCTTCTACACCAAAAGATGCATTCATTGTATCGAATGTACTCCCCGTATACTTAGTATGCCATACAACACCAATTGACGCTTTTAATATATCTGATGCATCTTCTACAGGGACAGCATATACAATCGTGTTAGGGTGGAACGTAATGTACTTTTGTCCATCGATAGTAGCCTTTGTTAAATCCCCCTTGGTAAACATAATGTCACCTTGATACACGCCCTTCTTAATGCCCAGCTTCTTTAACTCAGTGTATGCAATCTTTAACTTATCAGATAGATCACCTGAAGTATCAGCATCAACATCTGCATGGCTTTTGTATACCTTGGGCTCTTTATTAAATATACCCTTCTTAGCCACGAAAAACTCACCGTCTGTAGGATCAATACCACAAAACACAGCTGGTGCTCCATCCCACTTAACCGTCACCTGTCTCGTGGCAGATGTATTACCACCTAGCATATCACGTAAATCCCTTAACGCATTAATAGCTGCCCTAGTACCATCTACACCACCATCAATGATCATATCCTCGATATGAATCATATGGGTGTTTTTGGCCTCGACAAGGTAGCTCTTGAAAGTCTTCATCATGCTTTAGTCATAGCATCTAAGATGACTTTAGCGTCTTCTAAATTATCTAGTGTGTATTTAGACTTACCCTTAGCCTTTAATTTAGCTATACATCTAATCTGAGAACTCCTTTGAGTT